TTTAGTGCCTCTGGTGGACAAATTAGTGGTGACGTTATTATTATTGGTGACTTAAATGTTACAGACAATACTATTGTATCAAATGCAATGGAAGCTAATAATGTTATTATTGATGGCACATTATTAACAGGCCTTGCAGCACGAACATCTGTTGTGTTACCACATTTAGTTGCTCAATTTGCAAGTAACTCTACCACTTATATTCAGACGAATTCACAGAATATTAATCCCGAAGGTTCTGCTGATTGGGTGGTTACTGCTGATAATGGTACAGACACAGATTATTATATCGATATGGGTCTACATGGTTCACAAGCATATGACGGAATAATTTCACCGTATGATGGTTATTTGTATGTACAAGGCAGTACAATTGGCCAAGTGGGTGGAAATTTAATCATAGGCACAACTTCTAGTTTTCCTGGTTTAGAAACAATGTTTGTTTCTGGTGGATATCAAGAACAAAATAATATTGTGATGCGTATTGGTAGTTATGGTGCAAATGTTATTGGTGATTTAACTGTTACAGGAAATATTATTGGAATAATATCCATTACAGAACTCAAAACGTTGGTTGCCAACTCAGCAACTTATGAAGATTTTCAAATTGCCATAGCTGCTTTATAATACTCCTAAATAATACTATGAATGAATTTGATAAAAAATTATCTGAAGTATTTGATGTATTACCAACACAGGTAGAAGAAAAGAAATCTTCTCCTGTGGTATCGATTAAATATAATGATCCAGATTTGAAGCAAGACCTTACTGATGCTTATCAGCAATCAAAAGAAAATCTCCAAGGTATCATAGACCAAGGCCAAGAAGCTATGGCAGATATTCTGGAGATTGCCAAGGCAGGTCAACACCCACGAGCATTTGAAGTATACGGTACTCTACTCAAAAATATGGTAGATGCCAATAAAGAACTTCTGAATATACAAAAGCAAATGCGAGAGATGGATGAAGATAAAAAGAAATCTGGTGGCACTACCATTGATAAGGCCATCTTTGTAGGCTCTACTGCTGAATTGAATAAATTAATCAAAGGTAAAGAATGAAGCTTTGGGTAAATGTATGTTTTCATTATGTAGAAGCACGAGTAAAGAATTTTAGAGAATTAATAGAATCTTTACAATCAATACCTAATGTAAAACTTATTATTAATAGCAATGTGAACTTTGATGATTCATTACCAATACACGTTTCTACTCCGCAAGACCCATTTCATCTCACATGGGAACATAAAAAGTATATGCCAGAGTTTTTAGAATCTGACTATACACACTTTGCCTATATCGAAGGCAACATTAAACTATCTAAGAAAACATTTGAGTATTGGATACACACTAATAGTTTGTTCAAAGATAATAATCTAAAGTTTATACCGGCTATACACAGAACACAGGTTGGCACAGATGGTGAAGTGTATTCTTTGGATTGTACACATCGACAAAGGAATCGGCCAATCATTGAGTTGGATGGCCAAAAATTTGTATCACTGTCTGAGCCTTATCAAGGCATGTTTATTATGGACAGAGATTTGGTAAAAGAACATATTGAATCCAATTATTACACATTAAGCCAAAAAGGTTATTGGGGTATACGAGAATCTGCCAATCTAGGTAACTTGTTTATTGATATTCCTCCAGGTTATACTCATAGAAGTCTATTGCCACTAAATAATTATTCAGATGCTTGTGTTGTACATTTTGGCACAGACTATCATGGCAACAAAAATTCTCCTCACGCCAAGATCAAAATGGAAGATTTATTCGAATAATGGCAATTCAAACTAAAGAATCTTATCGTGACAATTTGCTCCTAAAACGGGTAGGAGTAGAACACAAGTATACCAAAGAGCAAGTAAAAGAATACATGAAGTGTGCAGAAGATCCAGTATACTTCTGTATGAATTATATTAAGATTGTCAACGTTGATGAAGGACTTATTAAGTTCAAGATGTGGGACTTTCAAAAAGAAATGCTTAATCTATTCAAAGATAATCGTTTCGTTATTACAAAATGTCCTCGTCAGGTTGGTAAAACTACCACAACAGTCGGTTATCTTTTATGGGCAACCATCTTCACCGAATCACAAAACGTTGCCGTATTGGCCAATAAAGGTTCATTAGCAAGAGATATTTTAGCCAAGTATCAACTCGCTTATGAAAACTTGCCGCAATGGTTACAACAAGGTGTCGTGACATGGAACAAGGGTAACGTAGAACTAGAGAATGGGTCTAAAGTTATTGCGGCCTCAACATCATCTTCTGCAATTCGAGGCGGTTCGTTTAACATTGTATTCTTGGATGAGTTTGCTTTCGTACCAAACAATATTGCCAATGAGTTCTTTAACTCAGTATATCCTGTAATCTCCTCTGGTAAGTCATCAAAGATTATTATTGTTTCTACACCTAATGGTATGAATCTGTTCTATAAACTATGGATGGATTCGATTGAGAAACGAAACAACTATAAAAACTTTGAGATTCATTGGTCTATGGTACCAGGTCGTGATGAAAAATGGAAAGAAGAAACCATTCGAAACACCAGCCAAAGGCAGTTTGACCAAGAATTTAACACCGAATTTTTAGGATCATCCAATACTCTTATCTCTGGTTACAAACTACAACAGCTTCGTTACATAGATGCAATTGCTGAACATGATAAGATGAAGATTTATGAACATCCTATCAAAGAAGGACATGAGTTGACTAATGGTGAACTAGCCAAGTCTGACCATTTATATTGTATGTGTGTGGATGTATCAGAAGGCAAGAACTTAGACTCCTCAACATTCTCAGTTATTGATATCTCTGCCACACCGTATCGACAGGTGGCTACATATTCCAGTTCATCAATATCACCTATTCTATTCCCAACGGTGATTGTGAATGCTGCTCGGTTATATAATGATGCGTATGTATTGGTAGAAATCAATAACAATCCACAAGTGGCAGACTTCATACATCAAGATTTGGAGTATGAAAATCTGCTAAAAGTATTTACAGGCAACAAGAAACCACAGCAATTATCGGCAGGCTTTGCTCGTGGTATTCAAATGGGTCTGAAAATGTCTACTCAGGTCAAACAGGTGGGTTGTTCCAACCTCAAAACTTTGATTGAAGGTGACAAGTTACTCATCAACGACTTTGATACCTATTCAGAATTGACCACCTTTGAACAGCACAAGACTTCATTTGCTGCTGCTGAAGGTGCCAATGATGATATGGCCATGACTTTGGTGATATTTGCGTGGGCAACCACTCAGCAATACTTCAGAGAAATCGTTAACCATGATTTGAGAAAACAGATTCAGTTGGAAAACATGAATCAAATAGATGAAGATGTATTACCTGCGCCTATTATTGACGATGGACAACAGGTTGATTTTATGGTAGAAGGTGGAGATGTATGGGAAGTGGCTAATGGTGGAGAAACTTATGATGGTTACCATAGTAGTTTCTTCAAGAACCTCTAAATCCAGTGAATCATAAATATGAGTATGGTATTATAACTGCCAAGAACACATAATAATTCAAGGAGAATAAAATGGCGTTTCAAATCTCTCCAGGCGTAAATGTTTCCGAAGTCGACTTAACAACAGTCGTTCCATCGGTTCTTACTACGGCCGGTGCTTTTGCTGGAAACTTCTCATGGGGTCCCACAAAACAAGTAATTCTAGTTGATAACGAACTTACATTAACCAAGTATTTTGGTAAACCAAATTCAAACTCAGCGGTTTCATTTTTCACATCAGCTTCATTTTTAGCATATGGTAATAATTTAAGTGTTGTTCGGGCCGTAGAAGCCAACACATTAAATGCTGCTGAGAATACAGCAGTTCAAATTTCTAATGCAGAAGATTTTGAGTATTTGTACCTCAACACCGATAATCTAGATACATATGGTGCTTTTGTTGCCAAGTATCCTGGTGCATTAGGTAATTCATTATCGGTTTCTGTTTGTGCCAATACCTCATTGTTTTCAACTTGGACATATAAATCATTTTTTACCAGTGCTCCGGGTACATCTGATTATGCTGAGTCTGTTGGTGGTTCAAATGATGAAATGCATATTGTTGTTATTGATACTGATGGCCAATTTACAGGATCACAAGGTGCTGTATTAGAAGTATTTCCATTCTTATCTAAAGCTCAAGACGCTAGTGTAAATGGTTCTTCTAACTATTACAAACAAGTAGTTTTTAATCAATCTGCTTATGTTTATTCTACCGATCCAGTTGATTACACAAACACAAATGCGACTTGGGGACAAAATGCAAATAATGTAGATTTTGCTACATTAGAAACAAATCCTACAATTTCATTATCTGGTGGTATAGATTATGCTCCAACCGATGGAAATATTCAAACCGCTTATGATTTATTTGCAAACAAAGAAACTACCGATATTTCATTGGTATTGACTGGTGATGCAAGTATTACTGTACAACAGTATGTAATTGATAATATTGTCAATAGTCGTAAAGATTGTGTGGCTTTTATTTCACCTCCTTTGAGTGCTGTTAATAATATTAATACAACGCCAACAGCTGGTATTACAGATTGGTTAGCTTCACTCACTCGTTCAAGTTCATATGTTGTGTCTGATTCTGGTCACAAATACATGTATGACAAGTATAACAATGTATATCGTTTTATTCCATTAAATGGCGACGTTGCTGGTCTTTGTGTAAATACAGATACAGTTCGTGATCCTTGGTTTTCAC